ACTTTGTTTCTTTGGTTTGATTTCTACCATTTCAGCAATTTGCTTGCCAAACTTGTTTTGATAGATTACGATAAAGTCAGGTATATAATTGTGCATCTTACCGTCTAATGGACTGCGGTATGGCACCGAAACTGATTCGCTTGCCCATTGCAATACACTGTCATTTCGGTCACAAAATTGCATAAAGGTAAACTCCCAACCACTACGATATTTAGGCTTATTTTTGCCTATATATTTTTGTGGATTAGTAGGCGTAAATTGACCTTGTGCATACTTAGCCATTATAAAACTATATTTCGTTGAACGTTTTGATTAGGTTGCGGTGTTGAACTTACACCATACAAACTTGTTTTGCTTTTTGCACTATTTAAGTAATAGGCTAGTATTGAGTTAATTTCTAAATTTGTCTTACCGTTTAAGTAGTTAATTAAATTCAATGGATTTTCACCTGACAATGTAGCAATTCTAAAAATTAATAATGTAAAGTTATCAGTAGAATTTTTGTTCTTTGTCATTTCATAAAAAAATGAATGAACGATTTCATATTGATTGGCATCAACTACCAAATCAAAATTATAAAAATTATCAAACAACCTCACTGTGTTGTCAAGTTGTGTTCTTGGAGAATCAATAATTGTTGCCATAATTATACCGCAGGTGGAACGTTAATTGTATTTACTCTTGCAGGTGAAGATAGAGGAACACCTCCAAATCCAGGAACATTGTTCTTAATAACAGTTGAATCTGCTGTTGGGAATTGAAATATGTTGTTTCTGTTTGGTGTATTTTGTAATGCTCCTGCCGCAGCATTTAGCACTTCACCTTTAGCAATGTTTAGAATATTTTGAGGATTCTTAAATGTTTGTAATGCAGCACCAGATTTTTGAATTGCACCAAAAATATTACCGTCAGATAAATCTTGCATAACTCCACCAACCGCTGATACTAAACCACCTTGACCCAAGATAGTAGCATTTGATCCAGGTCTTGCGATTGGACTCAACGTAGTGTCATAGTGTGCGTCTTCACCAAATCCAGGCACACGTAGATTAGGCGTTTTACCATCAATAGCTCCTTCATAATACTTGACAGTTTCGTAGTTCAATGTCATAGTATTTTCCATAGTTCCATTACCTTCAGCATAGTTATACGTGTCATGTGAAAAACTTTCAATCATAGGATTGATAATTTGATACATCGCAAAGTTATGTTGGTTGAAACCGTAAATTTTAATAGAGTTAAAGAATGGAATTTTACTTCCAGCATTTGATTGAGATTCACCTATATAGCCCCAATCAGCATCACCGGTAATATCTCCGTTATAAAGATTACGTGCATTTAAGTCAAACTGTTGTTGAGTAGTACTACCATATGATGCAGTAGTAGGTACATTACCTATCTGTGTTGGATCTTTATAGTAATATGAATAGTATGCAAACCATAACTTACGAATGTAGTTCGCAGTATCATCATGGAATGAAATACTAATCGGGTCGTACCTAATTTTTGTTTGTACAACTCTTTTACGATTATATTGATTTAGTGTTGTTAGATCAAATGTATATTTAGGTAGCTGTACAGTTTTTACAGCCAATCCAAAATTACCATCATCTGGCCAATTAAGTAATGAGTTTTTAATAGACTGATTTACATCAAAGTAAACATGAAATAAAAACTTGAACTTAGGAGAATAGGCATAGTTATTAGTTCTGAATACTTTACTTGCGTGTTGAAAATCACGCAAGTATTCATTACCAAAAAATGCCTTACCCGTGTCAGTTAATAAATTTTCAATAAAACCAGACATTAATAACTCGCTTTATTAAGCACCGATACCAGTAACTGATGAGCCACCAAAAGCACGACCAACTTGAGTACCAAGACCAGAACCAAGTGGAGATTGAATTGCATTATCAAAACGAATTGACAACTGAATAGTTGCTGCATCGCTTGTTTTGTAGTCCATATTGTTATAGTTAGCTGTTTTAATGAAGCAACCATACAATTCCCATGTTTCTAATACGTTTGGTGTCAATGTACCGTTACCACCGTCAAGTATTTCATAGTTGATTTGGAACTTGTAGTCTTGACCTGTAGCAGCACTAGCTTGCTCAACAAAGTCCATTTGCTTCTGTAGTTGTTGACCAATTAGTTTACTTACATTACCTTGTGCATCGTCACGCAAGTTAATTTGAGTTTCTTGCCAAGCATGTTTACCAGCTAGATATACTTTGCTGTTGTATACATCTAATGTAACTTCGTCAAACTGAACTTGAGGACGTTGTATGTCCATAACTTGCTTAGTCAATTCTGTTGTAGCACCACCGGTACCAAAGTTTAAGAACAATGCTCTGAAACGAAATTGCAACTTAGGCATCAATAGACCCTGGTTGTTGCTAGACGCATCTGATGCAACGGTCATATTGAACAGTGATTGTGAGGCTGTTGCCATATTTTATTCTCCTATAATATATTTATCTTAAGTAATCCCCCGTTTCCGAGGGACTGTTATTATGCAGTTGCTAATGCAGCAATGCCACCTGTATTCACAATTCTAACTGGAATATAGATGAACTCAGCAGCTTTTACCGGCTCAATCGCAACATCAATCCAAAGTTCATTTGCATCAATTCTTGCTGGTGTATTGTTTGTTTCATCACAAACAACGATATAGTCATATAGACCACGCTTGCCAACTAAGTCAACAAACAATGATTGAACAACACCTGCTACTTGACTACGAGTTAATGCATCGTTTGGTTCAAATACGAACGGACGAGTTGCAGTTTGTAGTTTGTAGCGAATATATGCCACTAAACGACCTACGTTTGTACGATCTAGTGATGTGTTTGATTCATAACTAGACTTGTTACCATAATTCAACAAACCAACACCGCTAAAGTATGCTAATGGGTTGATTTGGTTAGTGTACAACGCATCACGAACTGTTTGACGGTTCTTGATAGAGATGAACTCCCCTGTTGCAGCATCAATATATCCAATTGCTGTTGCATTAGTGATTGTACCACGGCGTGTACCAGCAGCAGCCAACCAAGGGTAAGATACAGCATCATTCTGTAAGAATGTACGCAACATCATATGACTTGCTGGAACTACAACACTTGCACCGGTCAAGTCTGTTGTTAAACCACTTGGATAGAAGATACCCATATATTCGTCACGTGTAACTAAACCATCTTCTCCTGTACCAGCAACTGTCATTGCATTGGTTGCCCAATTTGTGATTGCAGTTTCATCGTCAGGTAAACGCATAGGTGTGTCGCCCAAGACGTAAGCTGTGTTGTTACGGTCATTGTTCAATGTAACCATATCTGGTTGTAATTCAGGATATCCCGGGCAAGCAATCAAGTTGAAGAATGTATCTTCTTCACGAATGCTCATGTTAGTGTTAATAGCAGTTTTCAATGCTTTAACAATCATAACACGCTGTGCCTTGCGACCCATATATGCTGATCCGTCATCTTTCAATCCACTTGCTGATACCCAAGTATATGAGTATTGTGGTAGATTTCCGATAGTTGCAGGAGATCCTGCATCAAATGAACCAGCGCCAGAGAAGTTGCTATTTGTGAAATAGTTAGTAACAAATTTCTTGACATTGTACCCTGAACGGCGTGTGTTAAACAACAACATACCCTGTGGATACAATGTAGCATCAGGAGCATCTAGGTCTAGATAATCACTTGTCCATAGACTTGCAATAGATGCATATGGATCACTGATAGGATTAACACTACCATCTATTCCCCAACGTGCGTCTGCAAACAAAATACCACTATGACTTGTTTGGTCAGTATTATCAATTGATACCCATTGATTTGTTCCATTGACAGCTTGCCAACGACTAATCATTGGATAATTTTCTAAATCACTAGAATCTAACCATAGATCACCCCAAACTAAACTGTTACCATTTAGTTGTGTTACGGGAGCTACTGTTGATACGATAATACCTGATGGGTTTGTTTGTCCAGTTGAGCCTGAAACTGCTGGATGTCCGTTGCTGTCAAATGCTACGTTACCATAACCCTTCCATACACCGTTCTTATTGACCATGATATCAACTTGACTTGCAGTTGAATAGAACCATGTTGTTCCATCTGCTGGTGCAGTTGCTGGAGCACCTAGGCTAGCTGTAAAATACAACTCAGACCAGTTACTCAATCTTGTAGCGTAGTTAGGTTTTGGTGTACCTGAATAGTAAGCAACAGATGTGATGTTATCACCGCTAACTGTTTGAACGCTCAATACTAAATCATTTACAGTGTTTACCCCACCTAATTCAGAACCGTTAAATGTCAATAAATCACCAACTTGATAACTATGACCACCTGACGCTGTACCTGAAACTAGTGTATATGAATAGTAGCTACCGTTATTTGTAATTACGAATGTTGCAGAAGTTGCACCACCGCTAGTTGAGTTAGTATGTGTAGGAGCATTGTTTGTATATGATTGTACTTGAGGTACAGAATTTGTTCCAAAAGTATAACCCAATTCATTAATAAAACCATTAGAAATACCAGTAGAACCAATGTCACTTAAGATGATATCGCCACCCAATGTGTGAGTTAGAATAACTTCACCAGCAGCACCTAATGATGCCGCTGTATTAGGAATATTTGCAGCTTGCCAAGCAATTACAAAATCTTCAGCACTATAGCTACCTGAACTCTTACCTGTTAATGCAACAGTATAATACTGAGCAAATGTGTTTACACCAGGTGTTGTTACTACAACATTCAATGATTTGCCTGGAGCTGAGACACTAAAAGCTGTTTGTGTACCAATAGAAACTGTAGGCCCAGTTGCATTTCTTACATAGTAAAGTAATCCTGCAGGTCCAATTGTAGTATCACCGGTAATTTGAACTACAGTTCCTGCTGGAATTGATTGTCCACCGGTCAAATCTAATCCTGGCAAAGCAGTGTTCAATGTATCAAATGTATTTACAGCAATGCTAGTAAATGATTCAGATGATGAACTATATTGACTCAATACAGTATCCAATCCTGAACCACTAGCACTTGTTTTGATCCAAACAGAACCAGTTGGGTGAGGAGTTGCTTGACTAGTTGTCCATAATGGCATACCTGAACTTGGAGCAAATACAGTATCTGCACCATAATAGTATTGACCAGAAACAAAACCTAATTGACTTGAAGGTGTATTTGATACATCAGTTAGAGTTATGTGTGCATTAGAACGACCACTTGATAGACTAATTACTAATCTGCCTGAACCATCAACACGTGCAGACAAATCACCAATGCTTAAACCATTGATATATCCTGCAACACTAGTAACACTATCACTACCCGAAATAGTAATAGTACGAGTTACTTGACCATTTACGTTAATTGTAAATGACCCTGAAGTTAAAGCTGGATTGCTTGCTGAACATGTAAGTGTTGGAATACCTGCTTTCCATCCTTGTGACCCTAAAAGTTCCCATGTATTTGTATAAGTCTTATAGAAATAAGTACCTGCATTATATGCCTTACCAGATGTAATTTGATCAGGCAACACAGCATATGATCCAATAGATCCAACACTTTGCATAGGATAACCTGTATTTGTATCAATATATGCAGTATCAGTGATGACGATAGGAGTTACTGCATTAAATGATCCAGTAGTTGCATTGAATTCAAAAATTCCCCATGCGCTAGATGTAGTATTCAACCAGTATGAACCTGCTGCTGGTTGACCAACAGGACGATTCAATGTACCTACTAATGTTCCTAAATCAACGTCTGCACGTAGAATATAACAACCATTTGTAACACCCATCAATGAGTATGCGGCCAGTAAACCGTATTCATTTAACTCATACCCTTGAATAGGAGTACCGTTAGAAGTTTTATAGAAGAATGGGCTACCAAATAATGTAAGAATATCTTTTTGACTTGATACTTGATATAGTTTGTTAGCGTTAGCTTGTAATGTTCCTGCGGCTACAGCACCAGTAGTGCTTGTCGCATTTGCTTTATTCTGTGCAGTTGCTACAATTAATAGCGGAACTGAACTTGAGGCTGCCGGTAAATATTGACTTTGGTCAATAATATTTACTTCTACGCCTGGTGATGATAATGCCATGTTAATTTCCTTTATGTTATGATTATGAGGGTTAACGCCCTAGTACGTATAGATATTTAGCGAAATTTTTTAAAAAGACTCAATTAGCGTGCCTTTAAAGGTCTTTACTAAATATATGTATGAGACCTATCTGCAAGACTTGTAACAAGAACCTATGTGCGATTAATTATATCCGTAAGGAAAAAACATACTATCGCAGTACATGTGATGAATGTGGTCGTAAAAAGAATAAACTTAAACCAAGAAAACCATCTTGGCAAAATGGCGGATACAAGAAAAAAACCACATGTGATTTATGTGGCTTTAAAGGACTGTTCACTAGTCAACTAACTGTGTTTCATATTGACGGGGACTTAGAAAATATTAATATGACTAATCTAAGAACTATATGTCTAAACTGCATAGAAGTAGTGAAACGTAAGGAAATTACGTGGCGTCGTGGTGATCTAACAGTTGACTAATATGATTGTGTAGTTCATCAATTGTTCCGTTGTTGTCCAAATAATAATCATACTTCAATCCAACACTAGAATACTCACTGGCATGTACTTTTAGTTTGTCTAGTTTAGCTTTGCTCAACGCCCACATGGGGTTACCGTTAGGTCCCTTGTTATATTCCACCGCTGAACTGTACCATTCAGGGTCGTCTCCCCTAGATACTCGTACTGTAATGCCACCTGCATCTTTGATGGCTTTAATCTCGTTAGCAAAACGACAGTCGGTGATGACAATATCGTCCTTTGCTTGGCGTAGTTTATTCTCCACGCTTGCTACCCAGATATCATCGTGAAAGCCCTGACGACAGACTTCTGTGCCCCAATATTGTAGTATCCAACGGGGCGTGATATCTTTACCTAATCGTTCACTCCACCAAGGATCTACTTGTTCACGCCATTGACGACTGCTTTTTGTCGTTCCCTCTAGTAATTCTCTGTCCCAACCAAAGATTGCTGCTACTGCATCTTTAAGACTGGCTGCAAAACTAATTCGCTTAAACTTATGATGTGTGCAAAGATAGTCTGCAATCGTATCTTTACCACTACCGATGAAACCACACACACCGACAATCATATATTTTCCTTTTTATTTTTACATTTATCCCCATGCCATCTAGCATAGTTCATGCTGTCAATTTCTTTGCTACAATGATAACATTTTATTTTAGGGGATAAAAGTTTTTCGGTTCTTTTTCTTTGTCGTTGTTCATCTGTGTGTTTCTTACCAAAGAAACCATTTTTCTCACCAATATTAGCAACCTTCATACGGTTCAGGTTCTAGTTTTAGATTATTTTCCTCAAACTCTTTCAGAGGTTCAAATTGCTTTGGCGCTTTTGAACCGAAGACATCTTCCCAAACATTACCTTCTTCACCGCGGTTCTTGTCCCAAAAATGT